GCCAGCGGTTTACGGTCATGTCCGCTCCTTGCTACAGTGAAAGCATGTCACCGGCTGGCCTTTGCGTAGTAGCATGGCAACAGACCCGCAATCGGGGCATGGTTTGAATGGGGGTATGGTCATTTCTCTTGTCTCTTCTGTTGCATTTCACCCCATGCCGCACTTACTGCATCGGCGGCTAGGTCCGGGTCATGGCCCTGAGCCTCAAGCGCGGCTTGTGCGTAGTCGCAAGCCCTGCTTTGGCACGTCCAGCCAAATGACCGGGCTGCGTCAATATGGCGGCGGGCTTCGGTGTGTAGGTAGGTTGTCATAGTTTCCTCATTTTGGTTTTAGGGCTTTAAGTAATGACGCTTGCGTAGCGTCTTTATTTTTCAAAACAGACAAAACGCGCGCGTCAATTGTGTCGTCGGCAACAATGTGAACGACCCTGACGGGCCGATCTTGCCCTTGTCGATGGAGGCGGGCGTTAAACTGCTGATACAGTTCCAGCGACCAGTTCAACCCAAACCAAACGCACAGCGCACCGCCTTTTTGCAGGTTCAGTCCGTGGCCCGCACTGGCCGGGTGCGCCAGCAACATTGGGATTTCGCCTCGGTTCCAAGCATCAATCGTGCTTTGGTTTTTGTCTAGCACGCGCGCGTCAGGAAAGCGTTTGCGAAGTCGCTCCAAATCCGACTTGTAATTATACGCCACAAGCATGTTTTCGCCGGGGTTATCCTCAACAATTTCTGCAAGCGCGTCTAGTTTTTGGGCGTGTGTTTCTGTCCAGTTTCCTGTTGCGTCAGTGTATAGCGCGCCATTGGCGTATTGCATTAGCTTGTTGGCAAGAACTGCTGCGGTTGATGCCTCGACCTCTTTGCCGTCGTCCAACTCGGCCAGCATGGTGCGCTCGAAGTCTTTGTATCCCGCTTCGGCTTTTCCCAGTGTGACCGTCTCAACCAGATCAATCCGATCAGGCATGTCCAAGTAATCTTCGGCGCTCATGTGGATGATTTTGTCAGACAACAAAGCGTGTATTTTCTCAGGCGATCCGGGACGCGGTTCAAACTTGCGACCAAAATAATCAGCTTCAAAAAACCTGCTCTTGTATCCCGTCATGGTTCGACCAAGGCGCTCCCCGTAATCGACAAGATACATCTGCGACCACAGATCGAGCAAGCCGTTGGGGCTTGGCGTCCCGGTCAACAAAACAACTGTCTCAATGTTCGGCAGCATCTTGCGCAGCGCTTTGAACCGCTTGCTCGATGGGTTTTTGAAAGAGCTGCTTTCGTCAATCACCACCACGTCAAAGGGCCATTTCTTGCCATAGTTTTCAACAAGCCACGGGACGTTTTCGCGGTTAATCACAAACACGTCAGCGTCAAGGCTTAGGGCCGCCCTGCGCGCCTTGTCTGACCCTGTGCAGACCGATAGCCGCAAATGATTGAGATGCGCCCACAGGCGCGTTTCCTGCGCCCACACGCTATTGGCTACGCGCAAAGGGGCGATGACCAAAACCCGGCGCGCGGTGAAGCCGTCAAGCATGTCGCTGATCGCGGTCAAAGTCGAAACGCTTTTCCCTAATCCCATCTCAAGCGCCAACATGCAGCGCCGCTCAGACAGGATGAAATCAACCGCGCGATTTTGATAGGGGTGCAGGTCATGGCGCGAAAGCATTTGCGGCCTCCATGCTGTCGATAACCCGCACGTCACAGCCCAATGCCCTGCGGCGCTCGTGGTCACGATGCTGCAATTCAGTCGGCTTTTTGCCGGGGGCTTTCAACTCAACGAATATGACGCGCCCGCTGGGTAGTGTCACGATCCGATCCGGCACAGATCGAGACGTTGGGCTGGTAAACTTTTCGCACAAACCGCCAAGGGCTTTGACGCGCTTGACCAGCGCCTTTTCAACATCACGCTCAAACATCATTCACCCCCAACTGTTTGAAAACCATTTGCGCCATGCCAACATACCGCTCAAAATCCACATCGTCGGGGAATGCGTCGGGCAGATCGAGGCAAGGCATAGCGCCATCGCTTTGCGGCACCTTGTTGCTGTTCTTGGTGTAATTGATTGTTTCATCAATCCCGACCGACGTGCTGTAATAAAACCTCACCGCCTTTCCCAAGTCATGTCCGCGCCAAGTCGCGCCACCCGTCACCTTGCGCACCATTGCCAGCTTGCGGAGGTCTCGGCAGGATCGGATTACGTCTTTGTAATCTTCAGCGCCAGACAAGTGTGCAGCAACCGCATCTGACACGATTTCAAACTGAGGATTTTTCATCAACCCAGCTTGTGAAAACGCGCCTTTGCGCTTTGCTGTGCCGTCAAGTTTCACCGCGATATAGTTGTTTACGTCACGGCTGTGCAGGCTGCGGTAGTCGCTGCGCTCCAACTCATATGATGTGTCTAACTCCCAATCAAACATGACCTGCGCCAGATCAGGCTCAAGCCGCTTATGCGCGAAAACCACAATCCCGTCGGTGTTTGCACTGACCACCTTTGCACCAATCGCTTCAACGCGCTCAATCAGCATTAGCAGCGCAAGCTGTCCCGTGATCGTGGTCTGGATCAAAAGATTAGGGGCGTAAAGTGTGCTGTATTTGCTGCCCAGCTTGCCGAAAGACCCATTGACCACAATCTTCAGCGTGTCGGCTGTCACCTTGTCGCCAGCGCGCTTGGCCTTGATGCGGCGGTCAACGATGCTTTGGTAAACGCGCGTGAAGTTTTCACCCATGCTATCGGGCGCAATGTCTTGTTGCAGGATGATTGACGGATAATACGACGCCACATCAAAGTCTGCCAAGATGTGATCTGACCCGGCGTAAACGCTTTGCGCTTTTTCGCATGAATGCAGACCCCCCACGCCCATCTGATACTCGGTGTCGCCAATCTTAATCTTGGTTTCTTTCAGCCAATCAGGCATCACGATTGATCCGTTGCCGCCGACCTCAAAGCGATGCGCAACCAGCCGATTAAGCACGTCGCGCAGCGTCGGGTCTGCAAAGCGGATGATCTTTGGGTCGAGGTAGCGGAAGGTTTCGTCACTGCCGATCTTTGGAACGCGCAGCGTCTTGCCGCTGACGTCTTCAACCTCAGACCGCAGCACAGCCTCGGCAATTTGAGCGTCAGACTTTGAGCGTAGGTCAATGCCATATTCGCGGCTCATGTCCACGCGCAGCATGACTTGCTTTTCGACTGTGCAATACAGCGCATCCGTCACCCGCAGATCGTTGACGCAATATCGCTTTAAGACCTCGCGCTGCTCGGGAACAATGTTGGCGCTCGGCGCTATGGGCAGATCTTGCAGCTTTGGGTATTCGATCCGACCGGCGTAAATCTTGAGGCTGGCCTGACCCGGCACCACGTCAAAAATGTCGATGTGATCCCACTGGCGTGGAACCTCGATCCCGTTTTCTTTACAGACGCGCCAAGTCTGCCCGTTGCCTGTCACAATGGCATCGCTAATCCTCTTTAAGTCTGCGCAGTTTCGTCCGTCCAACGCGGCGGCGATCATCGGCAAGTCGTAATTATTGCCGTTAAAGCTGATCGTCGTGTTGTTGCGCATGTGGTGCGAAACTTGTGACACGGTCAAAGCCTTCCCGGCATACATGTCGTATGATGCAACCTTACCTGTGTCTCGATCCAAGAAACAAATCAGAAAGTAATCCCGATACGTCTCAACATCTAAAATCAGTGCCATGAGAGGTAGCCTACATGTTTGGCGAAATGAAAAGGGGGCGACAATTACCGCCCCCTGAATTTTACATAAAGTCGTCGGCGTCGTATTCGTCCATGACCTCAAAGTCATCAACGCTTGCGCTAACCCCATCGGCGAATGGTTCACCGTCCTTGAGAAACTGGACGCCCAAAAGATTGGCGTTAATGCGCTTACCGTATTGATTATCCTGCGCCCACAATTCGATAATTGCGTTGACGTAGCAACCCGCATAAATGCGGTTGTCGTCCTCGGTCAAGGGGCTGCGGTCGCGGTCCAAAACCATAGGGCGTTTTGCGTTGGACGCCTTGATCGACATGTGACCAGCGTAACCCGCATAGTCAATGTCGTCACCGTCCTTGAGGCAAATCTTGTCGGCCTTAAGCTTTGCACCTTTCAACTTATCGGCAACAAGGTTTTCAATCGCCTTCTCGATCTCGGAAACCTTGTCGGCTTGGGTGTCCTTGTGGATCAAGAACGTGCCTTCAAACTTGGTTTCCTCTCCCGAAAAAGTCGCCTTGCGGAACAGGGACGGGAAAGAGAGGCGCACATTGTTCAGTTTGATTTTCGTCATTTTGTTTTACCTTTCGAGGTTTTATGCGTCACGTTTTGTGACGTTCTTGCACAATATACAACATATTTAGCTAGTGCAATCGCTAAAATCATTAGGCGACACGCCCAGCGCGGGGCGAGGGTCGGTGGCCTTTGCCAGCGTTGGAGCCCCGCTTGGCTTAACGATCAGGTCGGCAACCTCACCGGCCCGCTTTTTGCCCAGTGCCTTTTCAGCTTGCGCGGGGCTAATGATCTTACGCGGCACGAAAGCTGCGTCTTCAAGCATCTCGACCAGCTTTCCCTTAGCTTGTGCTTCGTCATGCCAGCGGCGGTTGCTGCGCCCCTCAACCAGCTTGTAACCGTCAAAGGTTTCGCCATCAGACAACCGATCCTTGACCACTGCCTCAACAGCAGACAGCCAACTTTCGATCAGGGGTTTAGCATCAAGGGCCGCGCGCATCTGCGCATCGCTTAGGGTGTTCGCCTTTGGCATATTGTCCAAGTCGTCAAACTCGGACAGGATCACAGCTTCAGTCATGTCGCGCAGCGCCTTGCACGATGCTTTCGCCTTGCAGAACCGACATTGTTTTTCGCCCGGAACGCGCGGGGCATCTGGCTCTGCCGTCGTCTCGGCCCGTTGCTTTGCCCATTCAGCCCAACGCAACAGCGCGTCAATGCTGATTTCCCATTCGCTGATATGGTCAAGGCGAGGCTGCACGATGCTGATGCGCGCCGTGTGAATATTACCTATCCAAGCGTTTTCAGCGTATGCCCCCAAGGCGTAAAGCATACCTTGCGGATTGTTTTCAGCGTCAACCCTGACCCCCATGCCATACTTGAGGTCGCAAACATGGATCACGCCATCCTTGATGATAACCGCATCGGCAGTGCCAAACCCGCCTTCAATCCAGTCGGCGTAGCTAACGCGCTGCTCGATCTCAAACAGGTCTGAGCCTGTTGCCGCTTGCTGAACATATTCGAGGTATACCCTGACAAAATCAGCCATTTCAGAGTTGGCATAGGCGTCAAGCGCGGCTGGCCCGGACCTTAAAGACAACTCAGCCAGTTCGTGTGCCTCTGTGCCTTCAGCCGCAAACGGGCTTGTGGTGTTTGGTATGTCGCGTTCGGCCTCGACGCTGCCGGGACAAACTAACCAGCGATGTGCGTTTGACGCCCCTAGTGTTGCGTGCGCGCTCATTAGTTTGCACCCAAACCAGTCACCCACTTGTAAAAGGCACCAACGTCCGAGCCTTGGAGGTCTTGAATTTTCGACACACCCATCTCGGCCAGCTTGTCCCGGATTGCGTCTTTGTTGCCAGCCCGCGCAGCCTTAAGAGTTGCGTCCTTCAGGTCTTGTGGCGAAGGGTCCATTTCGCTTGATGCGTCAGTTTCTGGCGCTTGCGCTTCAACATCAGCAACGGGCATTGACGAAGCAGGTGTTGCACCTTGCGCGATCAGTGTTGCAGTCAATGCCTCAATGGCTGCTGTCAGTTCTGCGATTTTTTGTTCAAGCATTTTACGTTTCCTTATGTTGCAATATCAAAGGTTGTAATATACGTTTCGGGACAATGCAACACGAAAGGTGACGATATGTTACGATCTTCAGAACTTGCGGACCAACTGGGCCTTAGCAAGAACACTATTCTCGATCTAGCCAACAACGGCAAAATCCCTTCGATCAGACTACCTGGCGGACATTACCGCTTCAATCTAGATGAGGTTCTGGACGCGCTGCGCACGGGCGGGGCAAGCAATGATGATTAAATTCACCTATTGCAAAAACTTCGCGCACGCTGAAACCAAAGAAACCGAATGGGACGACTTCGCGCGCGTTGCCGTCAAGTCCGTCGGCTTTGATACCAAAGAGCAAAGCGTGCAGCGTGCGGCAGTTGTTGGCGGCGTCAGGGCCGACGAAAGCGTCGGGCGCGCAGAAAACATCGCAACCCGCACAATCGCATCTCTTGATTATGATGACCTGCCAGAAGGAACAACGCTACTAGACGTTGAGTTGGCATTGTCGATCAATCTTGATTGCGCCTTTACCGCTTACACCACATTCCGGCATACCGACGCCGCGCCACGCTTTAGGGTTTTCGTGCCATTGTCGCGCGCGGTGACGCCAGAAGAATATCCCGAAGTGGTTGACGCCATCCGCGACAAGATCGGGTTGGACGGGATCGACAAGTGTTCTTACATCGTCAATCAGATCATGTTTCTGGCATCACACAAGCACGGCGTGACGCCTTGGAGCCTATCGGGTGACAAGACCACGCCTTGGGATGTAGGTGACGTGCCTGCGGGCCGCATAGTGCGAGCAGAGCGTGACGACGATGATCTCAGCATTGCGGTTATCAATCAGCCGTTAGACCTGACGCCCGATCAGGTGGACAGCGTTCTTGCAAACTATCCCCCCAACAATCTCGACTATGATGAGTGGGTGCGTGTTGGCATGGCGCTGTTTCACCAGTTTCAAGGGTCCACTCAAGGCTTTGACCGGTGGGTCAACTGGTCAAAGCAGGACGCAGAACGCTTTAAGCAAAAAGAAATGAACACAAAATGGCGCAGCTTTGGTGGATCATCTCGGCCCGTCACAATGGCATCGATAATAAAGGCGTCTGGCGGCATGGCGCAAAGCGCGGTTGTGTCGGCAGATAGCCCGGTTGCATTGTCTCTTGAAAGTGAAGCCGAGCAAGTTTCGGACCGTGAAACTTACTCGGCTTTTAAGCGGCGCGTGCAGGCGCTCAACGAAATTCAGCTTTCGCCAGATATCAGATCACTTTTAGCGAAAACCGTTCATGAGGTCTATGCCAAAGACGCGGGGATGGGCCTGCGCGAGGTCAAGGCATCTTTCAAGCCGATAAAAAAAGCGCGCGTGTCTGACGACGATGACGCGACTGCCATTGACGCGCCCGAATGGTTGGATGGTTGGGTTTACGGTGAGGCCGATTGCCTTTTCATCAACACCGCCCTAGCCGACTACGCAATCAAGCGCGAGGCGTTTCGGGCTAAGTTTGATCGCAAGCCCGAAGTTGTAGCACTCGAAACAGACGCGGCAAACTTTGCGCTAAACATGGTCCAAATACCAACTGTTGTGCGCGGTATGTATTGGCCCGGCCAACCCAAGCTGTTTGACAGCGAAGGCAAGCCTCACGTCAACACATACTTCCGCAGCGGCATGGCACCCTGCAAAGCCATAGATGACGACGGGCAAGCGGTTGTGGATATGTTTGTGCAGCACGTCCGTAACACAATATCCGATGAGCGCGAAGGCGACTTGCTCATGGACTTTATGGCATATGTCTATCGGAATGAAGGGGCGCGGGTTCGTTGGGGTATGCTGCTTTGGGGGATTGAGGGGAACGGTAAGACGTATTTCTTTCACGTTCTTCAGCAGTTAATGGGCCGCAACGCGACAATCATTAACACCTCGATGATTGAAAGGCCTTTCAACGACTGGGCCGTGGGGTCGCGCCTCATCGGCATTGAAGAGATACGGATCAGCGGCACAAACAAGTGGCGTGTTCTGGATCAGCTAAAGCCAATGATTTCAAACGACAGCATTGCCGTCGAACCAAAAGGCGCAACGCGGTATCATGCACCCAACTTTGCATCATACCTTATGACGACAAACCACCAAGATGCTGTGCCGATGAGCGACAATGACAGGCGGTATTGCGTTATATTTACCCGGCATCGTGAACAAGAGGACTTGTTCTTGCAGCATGGCGGGAAAGAGAAAACAGGGGTGTATTTTGATCGCCTGTTTTCGGAAACCAATCGGCGCGTTGACGCAATCGGGCGGTTTTTGTTGGATCGGGTTTTGTCACCAGAGTTCAATCCGCACGGGCGCGCCCCGATAACAACCGGGTTGTCTGAAATGAAAAAGGCCAATGTATCTGATGACAGGCAGGACGTAGAGGATGCCATCGAGGATTATGCTTCGGACATTGTAAACGACAAACTGATCGATGTGACGCATCTGAAAAACTGCGCTGAGATGGACAGCAAATCCCTGCCGCAGAAACGCGCCCTGTCACAAATCTTGCGGGACATGGGCTACCAGCAAGGTGACAAACGGCGCGTCAAACTGAAGTCACGTCAACATCATTATGTCTGGTTCAAGGGGTCCAAGTTCGCAAGTGAGGATGACGCACTTGAGGCTGTGAGGGCATGGCATGGGGGCGAAAACGAGTTTAGCGATGTGCCGTTTTGAGTGGGGCGCAAAGTTGTTTGTCTTTGCGCCCCAAGGAGCGCGACGGTTGGGGCGCAAAGCGGGCTTGGGGCGCAAAGATGGCTGTTTTTGACTTTGCGCCCCAACTTTGCGCCCCATCCCCTAACCCCTTGATTTTATTGACTTTTACTATATTATTTTTCTTTTTGGGGCGCAAAGAAGAAGAAAAAGGAAGTTGTAGGCAGAAACAGTTTCAAACTGTAAAAAAAGGGGTTTTTGGGCAATTTTACAAAGTTCATATATTTGTATGGCGACTTGAAAACTTTGCGCCCCACGCCCCATGCGCCCCTAACACCACCCCAGCATTGTTTGGCCAATGGTGCAATAAAAGGAGTTGACGTAGCGCGCCGCGCGCCTTAGTCTGCGAGGGCAGAAGGGAGCAACTTACAAATGGCAGTTACGACAACAGAACGCCGAAAGGCAAAGCAAGCGGGGCTTGTGTTTTGCAAGCAGCCGCTTCTAACCCCCGCGCAAGCTGAACAAGTCCAGCAATGGGACGCCGCCAATCGTGCAAAGACCCTGGGCAAGGAAGGGGATGAGGGATGACCACCGCATTCCAAGAAGAGCTTTCCGAAATGGCAAAGTATGCCGCGCGCGAAAACGCCCGTATGCGTGAAAGACGCGGCCACCACACATGGGACAGCGAAAGCCAAGCCAAGTTACAGCAAGCCAAAGCAAAGCAGATCGGCAGAACCCCGACAACATGCGCCAAGATCAAACAGGCATTGCGCAACGTTAAAGGCCCGCTGACCTCGCTTGAGATAGGTGCCCTGCCTGAAGTTGGCGTAAGCCGTGATGCAGCCAATAGCGCGCTGCACACGCTCAAGGCTCAGGGCAAGGTTAAGAGGTTAGACAAGCGCGGCCCGCGCGGTGCAGTGTATTGGGTGGCGCTCTAATGCCTGTATCAGACCACCGAGACCTTATCGCCCAAATGCGCAAAGATGGACTTACAGCGCGCGAAATCTCAGAGCATATCCAACTCACAACGGGCGAATTCTACACGCACAAGAACATCGGCAAATACGCAGTAACCGAAAATCTGCATCGCAAGCGCAGGACATATCAAAACGGCATGGCAATGGGCAGTTGCAGGCTAGGCGCTGCACTTGACGCCTCGCAGCTTTACACGCTTGAACGTCAGGCCAAGCTATGGGGCTGCGATACGCTATCTGAGGCTGCAATCGAAATCTTGCGGGATTATCTAGACGAGCACGCAGATGCCCGCTAAACTAAAGGCCGGAGAGCGGAACCCGAAACACTCCCCGGCCACATGCCACATGGAAGGAACAACACATGGCACTGACAAACGATAGCCGCGAAATCGACACGTCGCAAGACCTGCCCTGACCAGACGGGATAAGTCTGGCTGCAAGGCGTTTAGAGCAGGTCGCGCTTAAATATGAGGCCAATCACGCCAGCGGGGATATGGGATTTATATAGCGCTAATCTGCCCGGAGACCCCGCAACCTTGAACAAGCCGCACAAGCGTGGCATGATGTGAGAAATGGAAGGCATAGGATAGATGGCAACTGATTTTCCCGATTATAAAACGGTTCCGGTTGCTGACCTTGTGCCATACGCGCGCAATTCACGCACGCACAGCCCCGCGCAAGTAGACAAGATTGCGGCAAGCATTCGTGAGTTTGGCTTTCTAAACCCGATCATCACGGACGGGTAGAATGGCATTGTGGCGGGCCATGGGCGCGTTATGGCGGCGCAAAAGCTAGGGCTTGACACACTGCCTTGTATTGACGCTGCCCACCTGACGGATGCTCAAAAGCGGGCCTATATAATCACCGATAACCGCTTGGCGCTAGACGCAGGCTGGGACAACGATCTGCTCAAGGTCGAGTTGCAGGACTTGGACGCGCAGGGGTTTGACCTGACGCTGACCGGGTTTGAGTTGGGGGAGCTGGCGGCTTTGTTTGATGAGCCAAATTTTGAACCCGGAACGGAAGATGACCAAGGTAAGCTGGACGAACTAGCGCCTAAGATGGTGACTTGCCCGCATTGCGGCGGTGAATGGGACTTGCGAGAACATGGGCAAGGCTGACCTGCGCATAGACTGGGCAACCCATGCCGCGGCGAAGTATGCCTGTGAGAATTGGCATTATAGCGGGTGCGTCCCAAAGTCTAAACTTTCAAAGGTCGGCGTTTGGGAGCGCGGCAAATTTATTGGCGTGGTGATTTATGGGTGTGGCGCAACGCCCAATCTTGGGAAGCCATACGGGCTAGAACAAAATCAGTGTATTGAACTTGTCCGCATTGCTTTGAATAAACACGAAACGCCGGTTTCTCGAATTGTCCGCATCGCTAATGATTGGATGCACAAAGCCAACTCCGGATTGAGGTTGATTGTCTCTTTTGCAGATACATCGCAAGGCCATCATGGCGGTATTTATCAGGCTGGAAACTGGATTTACACGGGACAAGGCGCATCTGCGCGGTTCTACATGATCCACGGCAAACTGACCCATCCTAGAACACTTGGTTCGGCTGGTTTGGTGCAAAATTTAGAAGGGGCCAAAAAACGCGACCCCCGCGCAACCGTTGTTGATGTTCCCGGCAAACACCGTTACATTATGCCCCTTGACGCAGAAATGAAAGCGCGTATCATTCCCCTTGCTAAACCATACCCCAAGCGTGCGAAGCAGGCGATCACTGGCGACCAGCCAGCAGAGCGGCAGGGCAGCACTGACCCGCACGCTCCAAAGGTTTGGACATGAGCCGCAAATCACACAGCCCGACAAATGCCACGCGCGAAGTGGTTAAGCTGCACGCCATGATCGGCACGCGGCAAGAGGTTATTGCGGACATTCTTGATATTGACCCCAAGACGCTGCGCAAGCATTACCGCAAGGAACTGGACCACTCACTAGCGCAGGCTAATGCGCAAATCGGCGGCCACTTGTTTAACAAAGCCAAGGGTGGCGACACGGCTGCGCAAATATTCTGGATGAAAACCCGCGCAGGCTGGCGGGAAAAGCAAGAGATTGACCACACGTCTAGCGATGGCAGTTTAGCCCCAACACAGATCATCTTGCGCGCTGCAAAGCCCAATGCAGACAGCGACAGTTGACCTCCCGGAAAAGCTAGTCGATCTGTTTGAAGCCCCGCGAGGCTCATATCAGTATCGCGCAATGCACGGCGGGCGCGGTTCCGGTAAATCATTTGGCGCTGCAAAGATGGCCGCGATATGGGGCTTGATTGAGCCGCTGCGCATTCTCTGCACCCGTGAATTTCAGGCCAGCATCAAGGAAAGCTTCCATGCCGAACTAAAGGCCGCAATTGCGTCTGAGCCGTGGCTAGAGGCGCATTATGACGTGGGTGTCGATTACCTAAAGGGCGCAAACGGCACCGAGTTTATTTTTCGCGGCTTGCGTCATAATTCATCTAGCATAAAGTCGCTTGCGAAAATCGACCTGACCATTGTCGAAGAGGCAGAGGATATTCCAGAAGTGTCATGGCTGGCGCTAGAGGCAACCGTTTTCCGCCAGCCCAAGTCGGAACTATGGGCGATATGGAACCCGCGCCTTGACGGTAGCCCGGTTGATTTGCGCTTTCGCAAGAACCCGCCAGACAATGCCGCAATCGTTTGCCTGAATTGGGATGATAACCCATTCTTTCCGGCTGGCCTAAACGAATTGCGCCAACGTGAACAATCCCGGCTTGACCCGGCAACCTATGCCCACGTCTGGCAAGGAGCATACCTACAAAACAGTGACGCGCAGATATTTGGCGGCAAAGTGGAAGTGCGGGCGTTTGAACCCGCGCAAGGCTGGAATGGCCCATACTACGGAGGTGACTTTGGCTTTTCACAAGACCCAACGGCGGCGGTGGAAGTTTGGATTGCCGGGGATGAAATCCTTATCAGGCGCGAGGCATTCAAGACGGGCTTGGAACTGGACGATACCGCGCCATTTGTTACTGGCAAGATACCAGGCTTTGAACGGGAAGTAAGTCGCTGGGATAATGCGCGCCCGGAAAGCATATCGCACTTGAAGCGCCACGGCCTGCCGCGCGCTCAATCGGTCGATAAGTGGAAGGGCAGTGTCGAAGATGGCATTGCCTACCTTCGCAGTTTCCGCAAGATTGTAATTCACCCTGAGTGTGATAACATGCAGCGCGAGGCGCGGCTTTACAGCTACAAAGTGGACAGATTGACGGGCGATGTTACAACGGCCATTGTGGACGCGCATAACCACGGATGGGATGCCGTGCGCTATGCGGTCGGGCCGATGATACGAAAAAGGCAGGGCGGAAAGCTGTCATTCCGCATCTAACTTTGCAAGTTTGCAAAGCCGTGCTATAAGGTTTGCAAACCATTAAAGGCCGCACCATGCCCGCAAAAGTGCAAGACCGTTCCAAGATTGTTTCTGACATGCTTTCGCAGTCTGAGCCTATTCGCGATCTTATCGCAGGCGCAAAGCACATGCGAAGCCGTGGCAGGACGTATCTGCCCAAGTTTACGCTTGAAAACGAAGACGATTACGAAGAGCGCAAGGCTGGAACATGGCTGTTCAACGGCACCAAAAAAGCCCGCGATGACATGGCGGGAAAGGTGTTTGAAAAGCCGGTTCGGCTAGAAGA